ATCGGTGGCATCTGCAACATTCTTAATCAGTTGTCCAGCAACCTCATATGCTCTTGGCATTTCACTCTCTTGTGCTAACTCCAGAATGCCATTTAGTGCCTCTTGACCTTTTTCGATGATTGAGTATAAATTTCCTCTAGTATATTCATAATCCTTTTTCAAATCATCATTAACTGATGCAATCTTTTCAATCTTATTTTCTATCGGTTCAACCTCAGAAGATACTATATCCCCAGCAATATTGAAAGCATCATTAAGACCATCAAACTTTTTTGTCATTTTCATACTGTTCCACTAAATCCAAAATCGTCACCAAATTGAATCAATGTATTATCCGATGATGTAATTAACTTAATTTCAGATCCTGCTACGTGAGCAGAAGCATTTGTCGAATCAACACCTCTGGTTACTGTTAATTTGTTTCCAGATACTGAAGATACTTTGAGTTCTTCATTATCTATGGTTATAAATGAACCAGAAGAAATCGCAGTAGCATCATTTACTTCAATAATTCCATCTGTGCTTGTAATATCAGACTTTAAGTTAGTTACGATATTATTTGTATAACTCTGAGTTGCTCTTGGTTCAACTGAGTATGAGATTTCTCTAGTTGGAGTATTAGTTCTATCTCCAGCAATAAATCCAACAGATACTTTTTCGATAATATCTTTCGATACATCTGTAACTGGACCAAATAGATATGTTTTTGCAGTAAATCTTAGTGTATAAATTAATGCTCTTCGAGTAGAGTAATCACCTTCATAATCATCTTGCATTGATATCCCCTCAAGAACAATTGGAATATCTCTTTTCTCACCAATAGTTTCGACTAAATCTACAGATATTGTATATGCTGGTTGAAAATATGGAATAATCTGTTCCACAATTTGAAGCATATCATCATTCAATTTAGTCATAATGCTCAGTTCAAACGACATATTATAAGGAACTGGCATATAAGACTTTCTTGGCTTAGTCTTATCTGAGGTTATTGCCGACAAAAATGTTTGTGTTGTTGTTACCTTTCTTGAGTTATCATAATTAAGACCAGTAAATTCAAATGACATTCTCGGTAAGGTCATTTGAACTGGAGCATTTAAATCAGAAACTTGCTCAAGTCTTGCTAAAAACTTTTGCGTTGGACCATAAGCAAGTGGAACTTTAGATACACTTACTGTTTGATCCGAAGAATTGGTATGCTTTATGGAAATATTGTTAAATAAAGATCCAAACGAAACAATAGTTCTTCTAAGTATTTCGTGGTAGAAATATTCAAACATTTGTCAGGAAAGTTAGATATATTATTTATGGATTTCCGAATGGGTTGGATTCTGAGAAATCGATAATCGTATCAGCCTCAGTTTCTATTTCATCATTCTGTGCATATGGATCTTGAATATCATTAGTTTCCAACAATCTCAATTTATATGTTGCTCCCGAATCTGATCCAACAATCAAATCTCCTGATGTAAATGATCCGGTTACATTTGAAATTTGTAAAATATTTGTTACAGAATCCCAACTCTTTACAATTGCCGTTGTTGAACTTATTGTTCCCGTAACTGTTTCATTGTAAATATAAGTTCCAATTCCGGAAGAATATGGTGAAGATACTGTAATCGTTGGAACTGTAGTATATCCCAAACCAGCATTTGTGATATAGATGGCAGTAACAACTCCAGCACTATTGATTGCAGCTCTAGCACTAGCAGTAACTCCAGATCCAGTCGGACTGCTAAATGTCACATTAGGTGCCACTTCATATCCAGATCCTCCAGCAGTTACGGTAATGATACCAACGATACCATCACCAATCGTTGCTGTAGCTGCAGCTCCTGCTCCCCCACCACCGACAAAAACTACTGACGGTGGTGTGGTATATCCATATCCAGCATTTACAATTTCCACACCCTGGACTTTATAATTTTCAGTATTTCCATTACAATCAACCAGTCCACCAATAAGTGTTGCGATTCCAACTGCAGTTAGACCTCCGGATGGTGCTGATGAAATAGCAACTCTTGGAGCACTAGTATATCCATTTCCTCTATTCGTTACCGTTACAAATCTCACTCCACCATTAACTATACTTGCGGTGGCAGTGGCAGTAGATGCAACACCAACCATTGTTAGAGTTTGAATATATCCCTCATCTTCAACATTATCATCTATATCTTCAATTCCAGTATCAATAACTTCATCTTGATATCTAAAGAGTTCACATCTTAATTCATAAACATAAGTTTTTTGAAGTTGATAAAATGGAGTTTCATGCTCAACAAATTTTATCTCAAATAATCTATCACCTAAGGGAAAATAAATTAAATCACCTTCTTTTGGTCTACTAGACAATTTTATATTACTTAGATCCTTAATAAGAGGTGTGATATAAGTCTCAAATCTTTCTTTTGATATTGTCAATGTCAAATCATTTAAAGGTTGAACTCCAAACTTTGATAGTATTGTTCCTTGACCCTCATACCCATCATAAGTATTAACATAAGCCTCTAATGGATATGCATTGTCAAACTTTGACTCAATAACTTCTTTTATGATAGTTTTTTCTGTCACATATTTTCTTGGTATGTAATATACCTCAACGCCGTACATGCGGAGTTGTTCATTAATTAAATCTTGAACTAGTCCTTGTTCGGATTTTGATCCTTGGAGAAAAAATGGATTAAGCATATTATCCTATCATATCCAGTGGTGGAAGTTCGTAAGAATTTGACATTTTTTCCATAATATCATCTATTTCTTTCTGAGCATCATCATAAATTTGCCTACCATTCAATTCAATTCCACCCGGCAGTTTTACTCCCTGGAACTTAATTAAATTTTGACCCCATTGCTTCTTTATTAAAGCAGTAAGATACATTTTCAAGAAAGAATCATTCCAAACCTTAGAATAATCATTTGGGTCGAGTGATCTATAGCAATCGATGATGAGATAATCTCCGACAGAAACACTACCCCAATCAATATCTAAGTAAAGTCTATCCTGTCGTTTATTAAATCTAATTTGCTTTTGAGTTGTTAATAAGAAATCTATATCTTCAAGGTAAGTTTTTACCATTGCATAGGTTAATAATTCAGTGGAACCCCAATAGTAAATATCATTCAAAAATAATTGATATTTCACACTAAACATATTATTTGTAACTGTATTCGATCCATCAAAATGGAATATCTTTTGAATTCCAATTACTGATGGTGGAACTTGCAAGTAATTTCCACCTTCATAAAAATTAAATTGAGTTGTTAAACCTACATTATGATTTACTGTTATTGTCGTGATACCAACGGAAGAATCTGGTTGTGCTCTACCCCTATCAATATCGTCCTGAGTAATTTTATATTTTAAAAAGGTAGGATATACTCCATCAAAATGTCTTTCCTGAAAAAATTGAATGGCATCATCAACCAAATCTTCGATTTGTTCATCTGCAACATTAATTTCCAAAACTGGTGCTCCCAGTTTTCTTTTGCAGTAATCAATTAATTCTTGTCTAGTAGATGGTTGTGCCATTAGAATTTAGATACAACTTCTTGCTGTTTTAAATATAATTTGATATAAGATTTTGAGTAATTCCTCAAGACTTCAATATCATCTATACTATCTATATCCCTAGAAAGTTTTTCATATTCAAACATCATGTGAATATCTTCTAGAATAATTTTATCAGGATCCATTTGCCAAGTTCCTCAATAAATTTTTAATTTCGTCCAGATCTTTTTTTATACTCTGAACATCATTTTCAATAAAATCAATTTTCTTCTTTTCACTCTCTCTAACAGCCTTCATCTTCATATAATTGTTGTATTCTGACATATTCGTGTTTAAGACTGCGTTTGTTTGAGTATCTCTAACTAACTTAGAATGACCTTCTACTTTATGATAATCCATAGTATATTAAGCAAATGCAATAACTCTCAAGTCCTTTAATCTTGGTGGGTATGCCTGATTGGTTGAAGATCCGATGAATTTAATACTAAAATATTTAAATTCTGGAAGATTATCAATGCTAAATTCATAATCCTTAAATTTCAGTTTAGCACTTCTGAAAGCATAAACATCAGACTTTGGAACTTTGATATCTGGAGTTCCATCACTTAATGAATCATCTATAGTTTGTCCAAGATTGGTTTTGTTGGCATATCCTGGGAAAGGATAGAATATTTGTTTATCATTTGGATCACTTTGGATCGAATATAAAGCTCTTAGATCACTATCAGTGTTTATATAAGCTGATACTATTACTCTAAGTGAAGTTGCTGGGATTTCCAATCCAATGGACTTTGTAGCATAAACAAATGCTGATGGATCATCCTTCAATGTTGCAACTCTTTCATCTGCTGCATAATCGTCTATACGACTATTAACTCTATTGGTAATTAGCATCATACCAACTCTATCTAAGTCAATGACTGGAGAAACATTTTGATTGGTGCTTGCAAGATTCATTGTCATTGTCATGGATTTATTTCCAGGTAATGAGGATAATAGATTTGTTTCATTTTCCCTAGAGCATATCAATCTGGGAGAATCGAAGAAATTATTCTTGTTTAATGAAATATCTTCAAATCCCTTATCTATGAATGAAATTTCATTACCATCTACACTAGTTCCACTAACAGTTCTAACTTTTGCTTTTACTGAAGTTTCTGTCAACACCTGCGTTTGGATGTTGGGTCTAATAATTTCATATTGAATATTTTGTGTTGCTCTAATTTGCCTACCACCGCAAGATTTTGATAGATTTGAATAAAGTTTGGGGAATGATGTTCCAACACTTCTATCAACTTGCCCCAATGGCAAAGGATCTGTCTTACCATCTTGTGATGTGTCAATTTTAATATAATAATAATCAAGTCCAACTGGATCCGTTACAGTTGAATCTTGGATAGTATGTTGTGTGTTAATTCTTCTTAAAGAAATCCCATTCAGTTCATATTTCATAACTCTATCACCAATTTCATAAGAAGATGCTAGTGTTTGATCAATTTGCCTGGTAATTCCGGTAAGAGAAGATGCTGTTGTTCCTTCATAAGATATTATTTCATTTCCAACTAATACATAACCAGGATTTGTTGTCCCCACTCCAACATTTTCAAAAGTAGTGAACTTTGTTGTATCAGATATGAATAACTCAGTAGTTGCTGTATTGCTATAATTTGCAGTTAATTTTACTGGTTTAATATCACTTCTTGCATTAGAAATAATCAAAGAGTTCTCAAGAGCGTGCATACCATGATTCTTATGATTGACCTTGATATTCAATCCATCAGAAATTACTCTAATTCCGTCAGATGGAATTATTACATTACCACCTATAGAAGCATTTAAACTTGTCGTAACTCCAGAGCTGTTTATGTACTGTACAGTTTTCCCAACTCCAGTCTCAAAATCTCCTTGGACGTTATCGATAATAAGTTCATTGGTTCCTGCAATTCCAACCAAAGATAGTTTTAAGTTTCTTCCTAAAGTTTCTGTTCCAATTTGAGATACTGTAAGAACATCTCCAATTGTATATCCAGATCCTCCCGAGTTAATTGTTGCTGCAATTGCAACCCCATTTTCGACAGTTATATTTGCAGTCGCATCTCGTCCATTACCGGTAATACTGGTTAATGCAACTCCAGTATATGTAAGTTGACCTGATGATGGAGTATATCCAATTCCAGAATTTGTAATATTGAGAGTTCCTGTAGCAGAACCTGCCGATCCTACATAATTTCCTGAAGCATTAGAACCTTGCTGTATTATGGTGTTTCCAAGTACTAATCCAGAATCCTGAACTGTAGTTCCTAAACCAACTCTAATCAACCTAGATGACATTTCTAAAGAGTTTGGTCTTAATGTTGGAATCTGATCATTTCCAATATTTAATTCTGGACTATAAAAATTAACAAAACCCGGATTGGTATCGAAGTTTGCTCGATATAGTGTAAACTTCAGATCTTCAAATCCATCCTCAGTCCAAGTATCTGCATTTTGTGACTTAAATAAACCACCAGAAAGTGGCTGCTTGGTTACGACGACATCTTCAACTCCGTTAGTTACATCAAATTCACCCAATCTGGATACCCAAGCAATATAATTTATCGAATTGGAAATCAAAACAATGCAATGAAACTTTCCACCAGCAAGATAAACTGGAGAATCAAAGGTTACTCTAGTTGGTACAGAAGCATCATCTGAAATTTGTACTTCATCTGGTTCTAAAACAACTTCACTGAATGGATATATTTCCTGTGTTGGGAGGCCAAGATTCATCGGCCTCAGTTGAACAGTTAGTGGCAACTCAGGATCTGAACTATAAAAATATAAATCGACAGACGTTACAAAAATTCCACTTTCCTGTTCGACATAAAATGATTGTGCTAACGGATCTAAAACTCTCATCTGTCTGTGTACTGTTATTCTTTATTTATTTTGCTTTATTGAGTCTATTTCTAGTTTTAATTCTTTTATTGCCTCTATCATAACCGGAATTAATTGAATGTAATCGACTGCCAAATATCCATCACTCTGCATTGTTACCATCTCAGGAAATTCTTTTTGAACTTCCTGAGCTATTACACCATATTCAAAACCAGTTTTTCCATCAAGTTCTTTCATCTTTTCATTCCATTCATAATATTTTCCACTAATATTAAGTATTCTATTCAATGAACTCATCGTCAAAAATTAATATTCATCAATCTATTTAGAGCATTATTAATGTTTGTTATATTTTTCTTTAATAACATATCACTCTTCTTGCCCCCACCACCACTTCTTGTGGTTCCAGTGTTGCTTGATGAAATTTTAATTCCATTATTTTTAGCATAAGAACTGCTATTAAATTTGGAAACTGCTTTATTCTGCGCAGCCTTCGACATTCCAGCTTTTATTGCACCACCAGTGAAACCTGCTGCTTGCATGTATCCCTTCAATTCAGAAGCACCTGGTGATCGTAGAGGTGCATTTCCATAGTTATAATAAACTGTAGTGGTGCCACCACCTCCACCTCCACCACCACTATAAGATGGTGTATTATCTTTGATAAGTTTCGAATCAACAACAACTTCACTAGTTTCAGATTCTTGTTTTGTTTCCGTCTGAGTTTGTGTCTCTACCTTAGCATTTCTCACTGAAATTATATTTTCTTGAACTGTATTAAGTTTTCCTTCAGCAAAGAACTTTTCTTCTGCCGAAGTGATTGCAGCTCCCGGAATTTCAGAATTAGAATCGTCACTTGATAATCTAAACAATTTAGTTCCACATTCAAATTTTGGTCCATAATTATTTGGATCAAAGACCATTAGTACAACATCACCATTCTGAATTCCACCATTAGAACCTGGTGGGATATGTAAGCAACCAAGTAGAGAACCAACTGCATCAGTGAAGAGTCTTACATTTGTAACAACAGCTTCGGCACCACTAGTTTGACCTATCAGTTTTGCTCCGGATGCAATATATCCATAAAATTCACCTTGTGGAGAATTTGCAAGACTGTAAGTATCAATATTCAATACTGTTGATGTTGCAGAATATGTCTCAGGTAAAACTACATCCTGCTCATATGGATTTTGTGTAAAAACAGTTGTTGGAGCATCATAAGGTCCATACTTATGGTCATTGACAGCAACTCTAAATTTCCCTTTCACATAAGGATTAGTTCTGATCGATGTTGATACTTCTACAGTCTCCCCAACTTCAAAAACACCAGATACCATTTGAATTTCAATTAACTTTGGAACAACGTAATCTTCCATTGAAACATTGTCAAAGAAAGGATAAACCTGAGTAAATGGTTTTAATCTCTTAGCAGAGAATTGAATATTTCTGCTTCTCATGAATGGAATCAATTGACTATCTAATACTTGATCGCCAAATGAAGTATTATCGTATTGTTTTAATAGTACTTCTCCACTTCCAGTTCTAGTAGAAACTCCAGTCTTTGTAGTTGCTTCAATAGTATCTTCATATACCTTATAACCTTGAGTTCTTTCTTTAGTGGTTGTCTCTGTTGTAGTATCTCCACTCCAAACAGTTTCCCATGAGTTCCAAGTAACTGGACCAAATCCAGTTTGAAGATCAAATCCTTGCTTCTCCAATTGGATAGATGTTTCCGTATAGTTTCCTTCAGCCTCAACTACTTTTGCACTCATCCTATTTTGATTTACCCAAACATCAGATGATGGGAACAACTCAACACTTCCACCGTAATAGTTTGATGAGAATGGAGCTACATTAACAACTCTAGTTGCAAAATTTTGCTGCAGTTGTGTTACTTCCTCATAATCGAGAGTTATCAACTGACCAGTTTTTCTAACATTATTACCAACCAAATCATTAACAAATCTAAGGTCTACTCTTGGATTTGCTGTTGTTCCAATTCCAATTAAAGAATTAGAACCCAAAATCAAATCAACACTCGTTGTGTGGTGAGTTGGTCTTAACTCAGAGTTTGCAATATCAATACTATTCTTTACTGAGGTTATTTTCTTCTGATATAAAGTTGTTGTAAAATTATCTACAAAAATGCCACACTTAAATCTATCAAGTCCATTGGCATCTTTAATTTTTAAGTTGTGAGTATCAGTTTCGAGTAAAGTTAATGATGTGTAGTATTCTAAATTCTTAATTCTATCTTCCAACTTTTTAATGTCGGACATTCTATATCTCTTATACTCCGCAAAAGTGAAGCTTATGTCACTTACATTGCAAAGATAAGGTGGAAGAGATGCTGTAGCTAATTCTAAAGCATCTTGAATTGCATAAGGTGCTTTTGGATTTTCTGATGGATCACCAAGAACTAATTGGAAAGTACCATCTTTATTGAGATAAATTTTATCTATTCTTGGCAGATAAAAATCATAATCTATTAAGAAAGACTCGTCAGAAGCTAAAACATTTGATGCAGAGTTTCCACTAGTAAATGACCTAGCAAGAAACTCAAATGGAGATCTTGATCCTTCGGAAACTGAATAATTTGAAACTCTCTGCCTAATATCAATAATATCAGACATTCTAATCCCATTTATACTTCCAATATCGCAGTAATCAAACTGGTCATAAGAACTTGCTGTAGTAATATCCCCATCATCAGATTCGGAGAAACTTGCATAATCAAAAACAATTTTTATTTTCTTAGATGGTTCTCTGGATTCTGGATTTCTTACTATTCTGGAATAATCATATATTGTATTTTTGTGGGATGGTTCGAATGAATAATTTGCTGTTATATTGGAATCTCCATCATCCAAAATTGCCAAAGTTGCCGTAATTCCCGACTCTTCAAAGGTTACAGTTTCACCTTCAAAAAAGGAAGAATTGTTTAGATATACAAAACCAACTTTTAGATCATTTATTTTTTCGGAATATAAAGCAACTGCTTTACTTGAAGATCCTATAATTTTTTCACCCAATAATAAATCTCCAGTTTTATTGGTGGGACCACTTAAAGTGGTAAATATCATACTTGGTAGATCTGGATTTGCAACATCTTCAGATTCAAAAATTCCATGAACTTTAGTTACATCTGGATATAATAAACAAATTTCTTCATCTTCAACTCTAGTACCATATGCATAATTTCCATACACCAGTCCATTATTGAGTGTTGTGCCACCAATACCAGATCCCTCATACTTCGATTTATCTACAATAATAGTCTTAACTCTATTATACTTTTTGACTTTAGACTTTACATTTATTTTTCTCAAAGTTGCAATAAGTTTTGCTGGTCCGTTTCCTGATAAACCGTCTATCGTTAATTCTCTAGAACCGGAGGTAAATGTAAATTTGTCTGGGGTTAAAATTTCTGTTGTTCCATCTCTGCGAATAAGAACATATCTCTCCTCATCATATGGTAAGAATGTTTCATCAACTCCAGCTGTTATTGTTCCCGTGGAATTTGATGAAATAGTAACATCAAACTGCTTTCTGATTGTTAAGTTTGAATTTGTTAAATCTACCGATGATACAAAACTATTTGGAAGTTGTGTGTAAAGAGTATTATCAGTTGATGATTGGAGACTTGAACTTAGAAGTGAAAAATCAGTTGGATTTATTTCGGATGTGGGTAAAGCGCCTTCACAAACGCCACTAACTGTTGTTACTCCAGAAATTGTTAATGTATTATCTGATACAGATACAATCTCTGCAAAATTTATATCAGCATTGCCGGGATTAGTAAAGGATACTAAATTGCCAGCAGTTGCTATTCCAATAAATGGAATAGTCGATGAAGTTACAGTACTGATTCCAGATGGAGAATCTATAGCAGTAATATTGACGGCACCAATAGTAAAATTATTTTTCTGAGTTACATCTGCAGTAAATGTATATGCAGATCCAACTATTCCATAAAGTGATTTTACATCATTTGTTGAATAATTTGTGACGGCAATAGAAATTCTATTATTTTCTATCCCATCAAATATCAATTTTTCTCCAATAGAAAATTTACCCTGAGTGTTATATGCTGTCAAAATTCCAGAATTGGAAGCATCAAATCTTAAGAATGCCGTAGCTCCACTGGATTTTCCTTTAATGTGAGTTGGTGTTGATAATGTAATTGGTTCATTTAATGAAATTTCACTGTAAGGTTGAATATCATATAATGCAATATCCCATTGATTTGAATTTGCAGATGATATGCTATAAGAACCAGACTCTAATGCAAAATCATATACTCTAGCGAGTCCAATCTCCTTTCCCGATGCTGCTACTTGAGAAGTGCCAACTCTACTATCTCTAAGACTTAATGTATATGATGTTGATAAACCAATGAGAGGTAAACCAAATACTCTATTTAAAGTATATGTTGGTCCAGTTACATAATTAATACTTTGGTTTTGTAATGTTTTTGTTGTTCTTGGTTTTGGAAAATCTAAAAATATTGTCGATACTGTTTCAACCTCAAATCCACTAATATAAGCTTTTAAAGGTGATATTGAATAAGTTCCAAGGTCATCACTTGGAGTGTTATTATTATATGTTTTTTGATTTTCATTAAAAACACCATCATTGGAAATTAAATCATCAAGGGTTTCTCTTGCAGAAATAGTTGGTGCTTTTACATAATAATCTCCAGATTCATCATAAGTTCTTCTAGCAAACTCTTCAGATAAAATATTATATGCCGTTGTATTTTTTGATGTTACTTCTTCACCATTTATGATTTCTTTTAAAAGAATAAAACTGGAATTTGTTGTAGTATCTACAGGTATTGAACTCAAAAACAAACTAATCTTAAATCTATCTGCTCCAGGTGCTGCATAGTTATTAAATCCTTGGGCATTATCATTTAATGTAATGTCTTCATATGAATTGACAGTTTCTTCAATAACCTTAAGACCTACTTTATAATTTGGAATATTATTATACTGCTCTAAAAGTAAAAATGATTTACTTACATTGACAAAAGTCCCCCTAGCAAAATAGACACCATCCTCCAAAAATACACCCGCAGCAATAAAGTTTGAATTTTCAGATACTGTTACTGCAATTCCTTGACCAGATTGAATTGGATTTGGTTCTATTCCTGTAAAAGTAATGTCTTCCTCATCTTCTAAGGAATAAGTTTCAATATTATCTTCTGCTTCTAAAACTTCACCATCGATAAATGTATCCGTATTTTGTCCAGAACTCAAATATGAAAGATAAATTGTTGGTTTGTTTATAACAGATTCGTCAGAAGTGATATAATGATCTACTACAGCTCTAACCCCACTAGTTGCTCCCCTAACAACATTACCAAGAAGATAAACTAAAATATCATCTACATTTATTCCAAGATAATTATTTTCTAATATTACACCTTTAATATTTCTGTTATAACTTAAGTTGCCACCAAGAACTTTAGAACCCTCTTTAAATACATGAGTTCCAAATTGCTCAACTTGATTTTGAAAAATAGACTGAACAGTATTAAGTTCTCTAGCCTGGACGGGATATCCTGGTTTGAAAAGAACTTTATAGTAGTTTTTTAATGGATCAAAATCATCAAAATAAGGAGAGAC